ATGAATATTATAAAACGTGTTTTTAGAACACTGATTGTCGGTTATATTGTAAGAGGAATTAGAAATTTAATTAGTAAAAAAACAAAATAAAGTTTGCACATAAAATATAAGAAAATTAAAGTCCCACTAACTCAATTAAATGAGTTAGTGGGACTTATGCATAATAAGATTGGCTTTTATTTATTTTTTAACAAAATAAAAAGAACGCTGATATATCAACGTCCTTCTTGTATCCAAAATATTCATTTGGATGTACTCTTATGTTTTTACGGAAACGGAGGGCATTTGTATACTTTCGGATATAATCGAAAACCGCATAACTAAAGGATTTTAGAGTATATACTTTAGAACGGAATAGAACGAAACAGAAACATTTTGACACGTATTTGACACGCGACCCACCCATAAAGGTGGGTTTATTTTATCTCTACAATATCCATTAAATTAATTCTACTTAATCCAGTTCCTTCATCTGAATATAACTTTTGTTCCTAAAAAAATAACCACCCAGTGACATGTGTGGGTGGTGGATATAAAAAATTTGAGAAAGGAATTATACATGTAAATAAATTATAACATAAAAAAATAGGGCAAGCACCGCTATGTGCCTACCCTAGTATGATTACGTGGTGAAAAGAAATTTTAGTGCTTCATAAATTAAATATATTTATATTATAACATAAAAGGCAACCGTCGCAACAGTTACCTCAAGTACATTCCGCAGATATGCACCGCTATTTCTATTTAATTATACCATAGATTAGCTAATAGTTCCCCATAAACTTCCTACCGAATGATTTGGTGGTGTCCCGCTTGCTGTTCTTATCGGTAAATAATATCGTCTACCCTTCCAATCATATCCAATCCATACATGGCCATCTTGCAACATCACTTCATCATAATCGCACCAGCCACCAGGTTGAAAATCATAAGCGTAAGGGCAGCTTCTAAATGGTCCAGTTGTTCTAACCATGATTGGTTGGTTACCGTTAGTGAAACGTGCTTTCTCGCTCATATACCATGTACCATAACTGTTACGTTTCCATGCACCAGCTACAGTTGACTTAGTATTACTTGCAGAACTTGAGTTTTTAGAGACAGTAGCTGTCGGTACCTTGCCTGCTTGATAAGCTCTAATTTGCTTAATGAAGTAGTCTTTAAGTTTGAGTTTGATTGCTTGTGAAGGTACACCTTGTGTCACTGGATCAAAACCAGTATGCAATTTCATACTTCTGTGAGGGCAGCTAGTCTGTGAAAATTCCATATGCAGTCTACAGGTATTACGATTAGCTTTTAATCCCCATTTGTTTAATAATCTCGCAGCTTCTTGGAATGCTGCTTGTTCATTAGCTAAGAATACTTTATCACTTGCCCCAATTGATTGACATATTTCAATGCCATACGAATTTTTGTTACCGTTCTGATTGGCCGTATGCCACGCTATACGGCTTTCTGGTAACGCTTGGTATACTGTGTTCCCACTTATATATGAATGAGCTACACCAGCTTCTAAACGTGATAATGGCGCATTTACTAAACCGCGATGATATGCTTCTGCAGTAGCACCTACACTACCTGCGTCATTGTGTAATGTAATTGAGGTAGGTTTATATCCACGATTAGGTAAACGATAACCTTTCACTTCATCACGAATATAAGTTAATTTCTTCATTTTCTTTTTGGCTGTTGTTTTCTTCTTAGTAGCAGTTTTAGTAGTGGATTGTGCAGAAACTGATTTTGCACTCTCCGATTTGTAATATGGTCTGATAAACCACATAGGATTGTCGTAACTTTTTGTTCTTTTAGTAGCTACTTCAGTTTTATTCAATCCTCCTCCTAGCCAATTCTGTTCGATTACAACAAAGTTGTTTAATGTAGCAGAAATAACAACTGCTACATGTCCATACCCTCCACCATAGTTACGGTTCCAAACGACAACGTCACCAGGTTTAGCTAAGAATGAGGGTGTGTTTTGATAAACTTTAGCCTCATTAGTAAAGTTATTTACATTAGGTATGTCGGCAGCACCTTGACCTTTTAAGCCATGACCGAATAATTTATACCAATAATAATTGACACTGTCGACGCACTGGTAGCCGTAAAATTTATCAAAATCCCAACCTTTACCTTCTTGTGATTTAACATAAGCAACTGCTTCTTTCTGTGTTAATTTAGCGACCATCCTCTTCACTCTCCTTTAACACTTCATCGTCGTGGTAACGACTTGCACCACGTTTCAATTCTTCATCATACTCATAATCTGCAACGTCAAATTCTACTTCGTCGCTATCATCAGTGAATGGTTGTGATGTGTCAAAATTTGTAGGCGATAATTCTTTTCGTTCTGGTGTGACTTTTTCATCACTAGCCACTTTCTGATACTCAACTGGATCAACATTTTCATCGCGCGGTTTTGAATAAGTTTGTGCAATACCACTGTCTTTCATCCCTTTAGTAGTAGGATCGTTTATTACTCCGAATGTGACTAATACAGCTAATAATCCATTAATACCATTGCTAAATTGTTCCAGTTGTTCTGTATAGTTTAATCCTAACGCTTGGGTTATATTGTTAACAAAAAGGACTATCGCCGAAACGATAGCCACCCAAAATGATTTCTTTTTGAAACGTATTTTCCAGTTAATACTCTTCATCTAAAAACCTCCATATATAATAAAAGTCGACACATATGTGCCGACTTATTTAAAGAAAATGTTTGCTACCAAAGAAATAAGTGGGACTAATACAACACCCGCAAATCCCAACCAGTAGCCAATAACTTCTCTGTTTCCTTTTGCTTCTGCTTCTACAGTTCCTTGCAAACTTTTAATTTCTTTCTCATGACTTTTTGTTTCGTATTCTAAATCAGTAACTCTGGTTCCTACCGTCGATAATGATTCACTCATTTTTTCTAAATGTTTCTCAGACCTAGATTGTGATTCAAATGCTTTCTCTTGTAGCAATGTCTGTCTATCCACTTTGTTCAACAAACTATTAAAATTGTCTGTGTGTTTTGTATCTACTTCGTTTATGCGTTCGTTTAATTTGCCTCTTGATTTTTCCCATTCGTGTCTCAATACATATTTATCTTCGTCCATAAATACCCAAACCACCTAAAAATCCGACAAATCCAAGCCATGCCGTTATAATAATCATTTGCGCCGGCGTTAGCCAATTAAGCGCATTATACACAGCGGCCGATGACATTAAGAAGTGTATGATAGCACTTCCTACACCACCTACTAACATAAAATAGCTCGAATAATTATTTATAGACCGTTTACCAAACAAAAGACTTGATAGAATTAGACAAGTGCCGAACACAAGCAGTAACAAACCCCAAATCCAAATAGGCATAACTTCATTTAGCGCTCGGTAGAAATCACTTTCGTTAATAACCTTTTCTTGGCTTATGAGCCAATAGACACCTCGTATATCTACAAACACACCTAACCCAAACAAAGATAAAGTGGCTAGTTTATCGTGTATTGTAAAGTTTTCATTCATTCGTTCACCCACTTTCTACAAAATAAAAAGCCCAACCTATTCGGATTGCGACTCTTTGTATTCTTGTAATTCTCTGTATAACTTTTCAATTTGTACCTGTAAATTAATATTCACGTCATTTAATCTTGCATTTTCATTCTGCAACAAAGCGATTTTAATATCTTTATCATCAACTTGTTCACTCATTCGTTAAACCCTCCAATTTCTTTTCTAATTCGGCAATTTTTTTATCCTGCTCTTTTAGTCCTAGTACTGCCCATGTAGCGATTTTTTGAACACTAATTGATTTATGATCTAACACACTAATATCTGGACTATCTTCTGCGATAAACCCTATATCCCCTGTGGTAATACCATTCTCTAAATCATCTTTATAATCAAAAGAAACGGGTGTTAATCTTCGTATAGCTTTCATACCATCTTCTAATTCTTTAATGTTGGTTTTTAACTCTCTTGATGAACTCTTGATAAAATCTTTAGCCTGTGCGCTGACAAACTCACCCGATTTATATTTAGTGAAACGTACGCCTGTTTGTCCTTGTAAATAAGTGTCACCACCGTCAAACGCTATACGCCCTACGCCAGACAAATCGAATGTACTTGCATATATATCTTGTAAACTGCCACCTTCTGAGTTCAAAACCCTAACAGCGTTGCCACGTAAGTGAACATCGCCAAATTGACTTTGCACACTCAAATGTCTATTATTTGATATAATGCCGACATGACCGTGTTCGTTACCGTCATATGATTGAATACTTATATATTGTCCACCACTACCTGCATTAGAACCAAAAGCAGTTTGTCTGCGTAATGCTAGACCCATTCCATCTTTTTCTATTTCTAACGCACTATTCGTTAATCGTGAGTTCCAACCATCAGAAGAAGTTAATGTTAATCTATATTTACTTTCTACCGTTAAATTTTGACCAGAATATATGTGCATACCTTGACCATAAACGTCTGATGTATATTCTTCGTCTGCGAAAAAGTCAATAAAACGTGCGCCTTTTTTGTCGGGCGATGCACTGTGAACTTCTCTTTGAGTGGTAATTTCTTTATCCGTTAATGATAGCCAACGTGTGATATTAGTAAGTGTTTTACCACCAGCTTTTTTATTTATCAACCCCGACCGATAAACACCATTCCAACTTTCAGTGTAAGCTTTATAAACTGCCTCGCCTTGTGGGAATGTTCTAGTGAATTCACCCGTAGAACGTATTTTACCACCAGTCATTTCTGTAAATTCATCTAAATCACGACCGTGTACTCTTACAAGGCTTGTATCTAGTGAACCACTTGTTATAGTGTCTGCCACAATACCTTCTGCAGTCAGTGCTGTTTTCGCTGTTCTACCACCATCAGTGGACAACATCCACCCACTACTATTCATCGTTACAATGTTGTTTGCGTTCTTTTTATCGATTGCATGAATGCCCAAATCATCAAACATTAATTCGCTTGATGTATTTTGAATTTTCGTTACCATTGATTTACTGATAATATCAAGTGCTTGGAATGGTAGCGACTTACGTCCTTGTATCAAGTCGGCTATATCTTTAGCAGCAGTCGATAAGTTGCTACCGTATTGATCAGCCATGTTACCGGAACCGAAAGTTATTTCTAAATCTAATATTTGACCAGTGCTACTAAAGTTGCGTGTTATCTTAACCACACGTATTTCAGTGTCTAAACCAATACGTTCATCGACTAGAAACACTCTATCTCCTAATACTGCATGTTGGTAGTCATAACCTTGTTGTGACATATCGTAAATATCAGCAGTAAAGGATATTTTCACACTTTCATCAACTGTCTTTTTAAGGTTTGCATCCATTGTCGCTTGTTTAGTAACACGACCATCACGTATAGGTGGTGCTTCTCTTATTCCTATTATTTTAGCAAGTGGAGAAGTGTATTCACGTTTCAATTTAGCTTTTTCAACAACATCTGTATCTGAATCATCATCTGAATAATTGCCGTACCCTCGTGCATACGTCCACATTTCAGAAGCATCTACTTCTTTTTCAATGTTTTGTGCATTCACTTTATATCTATATTCAAAATTCGCATCATTCCCGATTTGATTATATAAATAGACAACATTACCTACTATTTTAAATTCATAACCATATCTATCGATAAACGTTTTAAATATTTCAAGTCGTGTTTCACCTTCTCCAATACCTTCAAAGCGATTACTAGGTGCAGACTCTACTGTGGAATATTTGAAAGGTGTATCATTAAACACAATGTTGAATGCTTCTGTTACAGTTAGACTTGCGTCAATTCGTTCGTATACACGGTGAGAGTTGAGCCAATCCAACATATATAACACTGCAGTGACAGATATACGATACTTATCACCAAATCCAGTTTGTTTACTGGAAATAATGCGATATTCTTTACCTTCAAATAGAATAATCCACATCTTCAAATCATCTTGTTTACTTAAAAATTCCGCATTAATATCGGTATATTCAATATCTATATCAATACGTTCATCACCGTTTAACTCTTGATCGTGCTTGACGACACCTTGTAAGAAGTATTCTTCGCCTTGTAAGTCACGAATAAACATTTATTCACTCTCCTTTCTACAAAAGAAAAAGACTAGAAATTAATCTAGTCTTAAAGCTTATTTGCATATTTTAGTATTAAAATTAAATAGTTTATAACTGAATCTGTAGCAATAGTTGAAATAAAACTATCTCTATTTTTAATATTAGGCTTATCATCTAACTTCCAACTAACTTCCATCAAAGCAGATGAAATGCCATGTGTTTTAACTGCATCATTTGCCATTGTTCCACCTAATATCATTTCGCTAACGTAACCAAATTGTCTGTCATCCTGTGGTAAATCTGGATATTGTTTCTTCCATTTTCTCGACATTTTACTAATCAACTGATTGGATAAACTTTGCACAAATGGGCTGCTACCAATAATCCAGTTAAAATAATTTGGTTTCGTTGGTGAATAGAAATTATGATAATCTATCGCAAAGGTTAAGTTTTCGTTAGCCATAATGTCGTTACAAATTTGCGATTCTTTTTCGCTTAAAGGTGATGGTCCTCTATATGATTCACTCTTAGGGTCACTTGGACCATTCAACCAATCAGCTGTGAAGTTTCTGTTTAAATCTACACCATTAGCATTTTTTCGACTGTTTTGTTTGTAACCTGTAGGACAAATAATTGGTATAACAATAAATTCTGCATTCCATCTTAAAAATTCTAAAGCTTCATTATTTTTCCATTCTTCGCAAATTAATCTCATTGTATTATAAAGTGACCATATAACTGTTTTTTCAGCTCCATGAGTTGACGACACTAAAAATATTTTAGGTCGATTAAAGGTTCTAGGAACTTCTGATGTATCTTTTATAAAATCAGCATATTTAGGCTTGAAATCATATCTATATATATTGTTACCAAAATCATCAGTACCAGCTAAACTTTTAGTAATGTATTCTGGATTATCATTCATTAGTTTATCGTACATAGTGTAATAATCCTCAACAGTTATTTGTAATGCTGGTTTTTCATCATCATCTGATATACCTTTAATAGCTGGTGGTGTATATCTCAAATCTAAGTGGTCATCTAATGTAAATCCTGTTGTTTTATATTTTTCAAATGGGTCACTAGGTTCATCGTACAATACACCTTTTAGTTTTGGTTCGTGCCATTTTTCAAATGGTTGTATTTCCGAACCTTTGTTAATCATTCCATTCTTAATTCTTGATTGGTGGACGTTAACACGTATATATTTTGTTTTAGGCGTAGTTGTGAATTTGTCAGGTGAAACATCTGTGTAAAAAGTATCAATATATTTTTTATTAATGTCATAAAAACCAACTCTCATAGAGCCACCAAAATCAATAGAATAAATTTCATTTGATTCAACTGGAATGAAATCAGACAAATGTATAGTTGAATTATCTACAATATCTCCGTTATATGATACAGCTTTACCAGGTGTTAAAGTTTCTAAATTCAATAAATTTTTGCTCGGTTCAATGAACGATGCTTTTTCTGGGGTAACTGAATCTGTTTTAAGTTCTTCGGTACCAATACTTTCATGTTTTAATCCAGTTATCCCTATTTCAGGTTTTAAGTAAGAATCAAAGTATTCTTCGTAAGGTAATAAAGACTTCCCTCTATTCAATTGAGGGTTGGTAATATTAGTTGTTGAAATTCTCATATATTGAGCGTTGTTTGGTATTGTAAAAGTACCGTTCCCTACAGCTCCACTTATAAATGATTTATCTTTATCATAGTAGCAACGTGTATTCAACCCATTACTTGTAAATGTTTCACCAGGCTTTACCTCAAACCATTTATTAAAAACAGATACTGGTGCTAAGTCGATTAATTTTCCAGTATTTACATCTAATTGTTTTCCTTTTGTTATGTCATATTTATTTAATAAGTTTGAACTCGTTGCAATGAAACTTGTTTTATCTGGATTGATAGATTTATCCGCTAATTTGTCAGTTGTTATAGAATTATCAGCAGGTACTGCATTCACATTAGCATTTCCAGCTATTTGTTGGATTAAATCTTCTGTTAAATACGTTTGGTCAATCTTACCTAAACTTTTATTAATATCAAAAATAGATACTTCACCTTTTTTAAGTAAACCGTTTAATTCTATTTGTAAGCGTTGAAATTGTTCTTCTGTCAACTTACCATCGTTTACTAAATCTAATGAAACATCTTTAACGGTTTCTACAATACGAAACAATTCGTCAAAGTTACTGTTCATGTTATATAAATTTTGTCTATCCCAGAAAGCGTCAATATTTCTTCTTCCCATTAATAACCCACCTTATTTATAATAAAAAGGACTATCAACAACTATACTGTCAAAAGTCCCATTCGTTATTTTTATTTTGTTGATACCTTTTACTAAACTTATAAATTTTCTATTCGTATCTCTTAATTTGTTAGATGTACCAATTAATACTTTTGTTCCATCTATACTTAAGTTTTTCTTACTAATTGCTTCTTTATAGATGAATTTCTCGCCCGTTGTTATATTCTCAATAGTGAGATTGCCAGTAGTAGTGACGTTGGCTAGATTGAGTTTCAGATACATGTTACGTGGGTCAATGGTCACGTTCCCACCATTCCACACTGTGAATTCATCATAATTAACTTTATAATTTAGGTAATCCACATTGATTCCATCTGCCATACCATATTTCTCAACTATTGCACTATAACCGTCTTTCTCTATATCTTGCGTTGTATACTTCGTACGCCAAAAAGGTAATCCTGTTACACGTGCGTCAACTTCAAATGTTGAATACCAATATCCATAACGTTCCGGTGTAAACGATCCATCGACTGTTATTTTCAATACTCTTGATGGTACTGTGTCATCACTTACATAAAGATAAGGATAATCATCAAACAAGTTGTATATTTCATCACGTTGTAATCTGTGGTCATATGTGTCGTGATAATGTTCAGTCATGAAGTTCATTTTGATTTCACGACCTTTTAAGTTATAGCCATAATCTATAACACCCGGTATACCATCTATCGCTTGTTCTTTCCGTTCCTTTTCTATAGATGAAACTAATAAATCCAAAGGGCGAACGCCCTCTGGATATTTCAATTCATTCATATTTGGGTCATACAGTGTAAAGGTCAAATGTATATACCCCCTTTATCTCATTAATTGTGTTGCTGCATTAAGTGCCATATTTTCATTGTTCATTTTTGTTATTTCTCTACTACTAGGGAAATACTCTTTATCTCTGATTTGTTCGTTAGATGTTCTCACGTTAGTAAGTTCACCTAGTATTGCTTTCATCGTGTCAAGCGATTCTCTTAAGATACCGTTTTGTTCTTTGATGTCTGCATTTTCACGATTAATACGTTGTAACTCCATTTGTTCACGTGTAGCCACTTGTTGTTTCTCTCTTAGTTGGTCAGCATATTGACTTATTGCATCATATACTGCTGATTGAGTACGACTGAATATATCGCTTGTGGCAATCTGTTTAAACGCTTGGATAGAAACATCATTAGGTATGACAGTTTCGCCACCACGCATTTGCATGATTTCTCCACCTTTTTCAAATACTTGGTTAAAGCCACGTCTAGCGTTGTTAGTACCAGTAGCGTAACCTCTACGACTACCAGTTGGTCCCCAACCAGTTGAACCTCTAGCCATTCTTCGTTTCCACGCTGCTAAGTCACTTGACCAGTTCGAGTTATTGAAGAACGCCATAAGTTGGTGATAACCATTTTTGATATTCTTTTTACCTTTGGTAGCATAGCCTCTAAATGTACCAGGAGTGTATTGTAATAATCCTTGTGCTTCATTACCACCAGAGTTAACATCTTGGATTTGTTGTGTAACGCCTGCACGTCCGCCAGATTCAGTTTGAATAAGTTTAAGAATATCGTTTAATTTTGACCCGGATAATTTAACACCTGTGGCTTTGGCAGCTTGTTTAACTTTAGATTTCCATTTACCGTTTCCACCACCGTTATTTTTCTTCAACCAACTTGTAGGGTCTTTAGCTACTCCATTCCATCTCATTTCATAATGTAAGTGAGGACCACTTGAACGACCTGTATTACCGGATTCACCTAAATAAGTACCTGGTTTAACTTTTTTACTACCAGTGAACGCAAACTTACTCATGTGGCCATAGATAACGTCCATAATCCCTGACTTAATCCACATATGTTTACCGAAACCGGAATTATCATGTTTTGCTGTCGCTGTACCTGACACTGTAGAATATAATTTATCCCCAGTTTTGTAGTTAATATCTATACCATGATGGGCTGATGCAAATGGATAGCCTGCAGCTAATGCTTGAGCAGCAGTTTTATAGAATCCGAAGTTAATCCCTTTAGATAAATCTATATAACCACCGTCACCACCTTGTTCTTCCATCCAAGATGTGAATAAATCAGTAGCAGCTTTTTTAAGCTTGCCAAACATACCTTTCATCATATCATATGGTAAAGATGCAGCTTTAGGTATGCCAAAACCTTTCATACTTACTCCAAAGCCTTCTAAGACTTTTTTAAGTAATTTACCAGGTTTTTCAATCCAGTCCATGACATCGCCGACTTTATCGCCTAACCATTTCTTACCTTTTGCAGCAGTTTCAAGTGTTTTATTAACAACTGCCTTACCACCTTTTACTACTTTTCCTTGCAATGCTTCTGCGCCATCTTTAGCGCCAGACATCATATCGCCAAATAAATTATCATCTTTTTTATGTTTTTTAGGCTTAGAACCACCGCCACCTAACATATCCCAACCTGTAGTACCATTATGGAATCTAGGCAACGTACCTTTAGAGAATGTAGGGTTATTCGCACTCAACATTGCATGAGTTTGTGCGCCGTTCATAACAGATGAACCCTTAGGCAAGTATGCTGTTGTATCTTTGTTAGGTGTGAGCGCCATTTTACCGTTTGGATAACGAATAGCTTCGTGTCTGAAGCCGTTAGGACCATTTCCGCGTCCTTTATCACCCACAGTGGCAAATGTATCACGTGCAATCTTACCATTCTTAACTATATTTGTAGTCGTATTCGTGTGTTCTGTACCAGTGTGGAGTTTAATTTTAGGTAGTTTGTCCATACCTAATTTTTCGCCGACCCAGTTTACACCACGGATAAGTTTGTTTAATCCACTTTTTACTTTGCCTATCATGCCAGAGAAGAAACCTTTAATCTTTCCTGTAACCGACTTGATAGCGTCACCCATTTTGTTCATGACACCAGTTATTTTGTTTTTCATTCCAGTAACTAAATTCACTGTACTTTTCTTGATGCCACGCCACTTGTTAGACATGAAACCGCCAACGGAATTCATTGTTTTACGCGTTCCTTTAGATAAAGAACCCCAAGCGCCTTTCACACCTGACCACAAGGCTTTTGCTTTATTTACTGTTCCTGATTTAATACTATTCCATTTGGAACTCATAAAACCGCCTACTGCTTTAAATGTGTTAGTCGTGCCTTTTTTAAGATTGTTCCAAGCACCTTTTACACCTGACCACAAAGCTTTAGCTTTATTTACTACTGACTTTTTAATTGCAGTCCATTTTTTTGAAAGCCAAGTGCTTACGGCAGAAATAATTTTTATGGTTCCACTTTTTAAAGCGTTCCATGTATTTTTAACACCAGTCCATAAAGCTTTAACTCTATTAACAACACTGTTTTTAATAGATAGCCACTTTTTGATTAACCAAACAGCGACAGCAGCCATGATTTTTATAGTTCCAGTTTTAAGTGCGTTCCATGCACTTTTAACACCGTTCCATAAAGCTTTCGCTCTTGAAATCACTGTATTTTTAATGGATGTCCAAATTTTAACTGCAAAGTTTTTAACCGCGTTAAATATTGATACTACGCTATTTTTGAGCCAAGTGAATATGTTTTTAACACCAGTCCATAAAGCTTTCGCTCTCGAAATTACGGTATTCTTGAGAATAGTCCAAACTTTTATAGAAAAATTCTTAATAGAATTAAAAATTCCAACAACACTATTCTTCAACCAAGTAAATGTATTTTTTACGCCTAGCCACAAACCTTTGGCTAAATTTACGACTGTATTCTTAATGGAAGTCCATATTCTGATTGCAATTGTTTTAACTGCATTAAACACCGTAGATACAACGGTTCTGACTGTGTTAATATAAAATCTAATCCCGACAATTAATGCTTTGACGATATTTACTACGCCTGTTTTTAATGCGTTCCAAACCCAAATTGCTGCCGCTTTAATTCCGTTCCATATTGCAGATAAAACATTTTTTAATGCTTGTATTGGGTTTTGTACTGCAAACTTAATGCCGTTCCACGTTGCTACTGCAGCTGTTTTTAATGTGTTCCACACCCATATAGATGCCGTTTTGATTCCGTTCCATATCCCTACTATATAAGGCTTGAGGAAGCCAAAGACAGATATAGCTGCCGCTTTAATTCCGTTCCAAATTGCGATAACTGCATTTCTAAACGTAGCATTCGTTTTCCACAGATGTACTATTCCAGCTACTAACAATCCTATTACAGTGATAACCCAACCGATTGGACCAGTCATAAAGCGTATTGCTAGACCTAATCCACGCGTGGCTAATGCTGCACCTTTAGATATAAGTGTCCATGCTTTTGTTGCAGCAGCTGCTATTTTCATTTTAGCGGACGCTAACAACCCTTCGTTACCAAGTAATTTAGTTGCTAATCTTTGTCTATTTGTTTGTAGTGTTGCGAAAGCACCGGTTTTACCAAATAACATTTCTGCACCGGTAACAGCTAACAAAGCTCTACGCATAGACATTAAAGCTCCACCAACCATGAAAAATGGTTTAGCTGCTAACAATCCAATACCAGCAATCGCTGTCATATATCCCAAAATTTTACCAATCATAGGGTGCGCATTGGTCATTTCGTTAGTCCATTTAAAGAACGCGTTACTCACGCTTAATACTGCTGCACCTACTGGGGCCATACCTTTGACTAATCCCCATAATGTACCAGTAATGTTTTTAATTAACGACCATACTTTAGGACCATTCGTTTCTAGGTATTGCACAAATTGTTGGAATCCATCAGACTTTTTCAAACCTTCTGACCATTCTGCAAACCCTTTAGTCACATCTTGTATACCTAACAGTACGTTGTGAGAATGACCACTGAACGCTTGGAATAAGCTGATAATTCCACTGAAAATATTACCAAATATACTGCCCACAATTGGTAGGTTAGCTTTTGTATATTCGACGAAACCGTTTATTGCTTTAGATCCTTGTACTGAATTTGCCCAGTTGTCAAAACTTTTAGCCATATTAGCAAAGCCTTTGGCTGCCCAACCGTATAACGGACTTAGCTTATTAAATAAAGCTGCAGAACCATTTACAAAACTTTGTGTTGCATTAAGCAAGTGTTGGAATATCTTTGGTCCTTGTGTGTTTAGAATATCGAATGAACGTTTTGCCACCGAAGATGTTTTAGCCCAATTAAGCATTTTGCCACTAGCAGTTTCTATTTGACTAGCCGTTTTAGTTAGAAATGGATTTAAAGTAGTTAAAGCATATTTAGCAGTGTTAATGCCATTTGTCATAGTATTGAATATTGCCGCTTGATTTTGTGCTATTAGACCTTCCCATGATGTTTTAAGACCACTTAAAGCCGTTTGGTATGCAGAAACTTCTTTAGTTACTCTTAATTGGCCATCTTCTAACATTTTGAGTGCGTATGTCGCTTGACCTGCAAATGCTTTAACTGCTACACCGGCAATACCGAATGCACCACCCATACCGATAGCGCCACCAGCAGCTGCAGTTAGCATTCCACCTAATCCAGCCCCTAAACTAACTACTGACCCTAGAATAGGTACGAGTGCAGAGAAGTGTGTGGTCATTACGCCACCTACAACGCCTTGAGTTAATTCACCCACACTACGCAATGTGGTTGCCATTCTATCCATAGAACTTCTAGCGCCTTTCCATCCAGCGCCCATTAGTGTTGTTGAAAGCATCAGCCCGTGTTGTTTACGCTTAAGTTCGTCTAATTCGTCACCTAATTCGTCTGCACGGCCTTTTGTAACTTGCATCATAACGGCTTCTTTAGCCAAATCATTTCTTAATTTATCGGCTGCTCTACTACTTGCACCTTGCGCACGAGAAACCTCGTTCAAGTTACCTTTAAGTAATTTTATGTTTGCTTCACTCTTAGATATTGTATGATTTAATGTTGTTAAGTGATTTTGGTAATCATTAACTGATTTAGAAGATTGTTTAAATGTAGTTTCACTTAATTTAGCTTGATCTCTTAAGCGGCCTAAACTGTTTTTTACTTGGTCAGTAGAGCGTCCTAATAGTTTTTGTTGTGCTTGCGTTTGCTTTAGTTCATTTTCATAACCATTTAGTTGGTTTTCTGCTTGTTGTACTGCTCGACTAGCATTTTGTAACTTTATTTTTTGTTCATCTGTTACATTATTGCTTTGTTTCATTTGCCGTTGCATTTCATTAAGCGTGTCGTTGCGTTGCTTTAGCAAACCTTCTTGCAACTTAATCGCACGACCTAAATCAGTTTCTTGCTTAGCTAATGATTCGGCACTTACTTCATTTTGTTTCATTTCCTTACGTTGATCACGTAAAGATTTATTGATTGCTTTTAAGTTACGTTCTATCGTGGTTTTGGATGCTTTCAGTGGGTCAACATCCATCGACACCTCTGCACTTAAATTAAAATCTGCCATTCTCTCACCACCTTTTTTATAGCATCGCCATCATTTGTTCTGGACTTAATGCACCAGATTTAGCAACTTTTGATGCTTTTTTCTTACGTTTCTTAGTAGAGAAGATTTTGTTGAAGTCCTCCATAACGATTTGGTCTACTTCATGAGGCTTGTATTGTGCATCCTCGATAAAGTGACGATAAACTTCGTAAATATCTTCTACGACTTCGCTGGCTGTTTTGTCTTTGTTGTACTCGCTTTTTTTGTCGACTTTCCCGCGTCATTACTAGCAAAGATTTTGCTATAAGTTTCAGGTAAAGAATTTTCAACTTCTAATCCGTCAAATACTTGATCTACAGTGAATTTTTCATCGAATACTTTTACCAATAAGTTAGCGAAAGCGTCGTACACTTCAAATGTTTCTAACGATTCATCTTTTTCAGTTTTCTCTCTTAATTCTTCAATTTCAGATTCGAAAGCTTTATATTCTTCTGTTGCTTCAACTTTTTCTATTTGTTCAAATAGTTGTTCGCGTTCTTCGTCTGTTTCAGCGTCTGCTACTTTTTCTTCTAACTTTTCATATTCGTTCAAAATTTTACGGTGCTTACGCATTACAAGTTGTGCTTCATTCACAAAACTAAATCCACCCTGTAATTTTTCTTCAAATTCTGCTTGTGCTTTCATTGCACCTAAATTTAATTTATCTTTTACAAACTGCTTGTTTTTACCATCGATTTTTAAAGTTATTTTAGCCATATTTTTATAAGCTCCCTGTTTAGTTATTTTTTATAAGAACGGACTTTTAAATCCTTTTGTTAACACTCGACTGTTCTTTTTATCTTTTTTGTAATGTTTTATTTCAAAGTCATAACCACCACTAAATTCATCATCAACAGTAGTTGTCCATGTAAAATCTACTTCTTGTTTATATTCAATGTTTTCACCCTCATATATAATTACCGGTGAACTTCCAACGTCTTTAACTTTAATTACAAGTAAATTCTTTTCTCTTTTTGGACGATTAAATAATTGTTTAAGAAAATTCTTCAACTTTTAACGCCTCCTACATTGTTATTTTTGTATACAAAAATAGGCGACCGGTTAAAGTCGCCTTAAATCAAGTTATGCTGCTGGTTCGCCTTCTGGTTCAGTTGGTGTAGTCGTCACTTCACCATGAATCGCTTTGTAAAATTCTTCTTCACTAAATTCAGGGTCTGCACTGTGAATACGAGCGAATACTAATTTATCTTCTTCACGTTGCATGAATGACCCTTCCATTTCGATCTGGTCTTGTTGTTCTGGTGAATCTTCCATAGTAGAAGCACTTGTACCAGGAACATTGAAATTACCACGTGTTAAACCGTAATAGATGTACGAACCATCATTACAACGATATTTCCAAGTTGCAGACACATATGGCGGAACCATATCAGATGTGTATTTTTCAATACCTTTTTCGTTTTTAACACCTAAAATTTCGCTACGTTCTTCTTTTGTTAATTCCATTAAGTTAGCTGTTAATGTTGCACCAGTGATACCACTGAATAGAGATAATTTTTTAACGCCATCAGCGTATACTGGTTCGTTACCTTGTTCTAACTCTAATTCAATTTCTTGTAATCCAGGAACATCTTTTAATTCACCTGCTTCGAAACCATTACCGTCTTGTTTACGAATTTTAAAACCTTCACATGTAATTGCTACTTTTTTATCTGCCATAATTTATTTCTCCTTTTTAGTTAAAATAATGTTGAAACTAAGCATTTGGTTATAAAGATTGAAATCTTCATCTTTGCTAAGCTCTCTTTCAAAACAAATGCCGTTGATGCTCTCGATAATTTCAACCACACGTTCATTGATTGAATGAACATCACTGATTGACTTACCAAAGGTTTCAACGGCAAATAAATAACGATAATGACCACTGCCACCATCGTTTTCTAATGCATTGCCATTCATGATTTCAGTCAAGCGCATGAATGGTGCTTCTTCAGTTTTTTGATAAGATTCGGGTATTTCAAACGTGTATATTAAAGGCTGTTTAGAGCTTGTTTTACGGACTTCATTCATCATTGATACCAACTGTCCATCTTTACGTAATACGTCCCACATACGCACGATAGGATGCCTAGTCAACGTCAAATACCTTTTCCATAGCTTGACGATATATAGCTAGTATTGGCCCTTTAGCTTGTTCGTGAGATTTACGTAAAAAGTGTTGTGGTGGTTGGCCAACTGTACCCCTAACTTTTGTACCAACGTCTGGGAAATGGATATACCAACCAGATTCTTTACGTGATTTACCCATTTGATAACCAACTTCTTTTTTAGGATAAGATTCGTCACGTTGAAAGTTAGATATTTTGGTAACGTCCCTAGCATGTTTACTATGCGTTTGCCTATCAGATACTGGTGTATTTATTTTCAGAATGCCTTCATAAGTTCTGGACGCATTAGTAACAGCTTTTTTAGCTTGTTTCTCGCTTTCCCATATCAACTTATTGAGTTTGTCTGAAATATCCTTATCGGAATCTCTACGTTTTGTCATTCAACCACCTCACATTTCAACTGTTGGCGTTCCATATCTTGAAAGTCCGTTTCAATAGTTTTAATTTCATATTTCTTGCCTTTAAATTCCACAAATAATCCCGAATGTATCTCTGTTTGTTGTCGATAACGAATGATAAAAACTATCGTTTCACGTCTTGTGTCTAGGTCCTCGTTTCTAAACTCTTTAATAGTCGTTTTTGACACTTCACAAAACGGAGTAGCGATAGTAGTAGGCGTTTCTTCATACCCACCTTCATCATTAATGTTGTTCTCGACTTTATATATCTTTATTCTGTGTTTGAGTTTGCCGATTTCCATTTTGCATACTCACCCCTTAACGCTTGAATTAACGCAAGTGATGATTGAGGGATTTCGACTTTCTCAAATTGCGTTGTGGTAGAACGATTTTCATAGTGATGTGCTACATGGTTAATAACAGCCAAATTAAAAAGGCTATTCACTTCATCGTTAGATGTGTAAAAGCCTTCGTCATTGGTTACTGCACCTTTAACTTGCTGTTTAGCAGCTGGCAAGTATAAGTGTTGTATTTCGTTATCATCAAAATCATGGTCTACACGTATAGCATTTTTAATGTTCTCTATAGTAAGTTCATACACATGTATCACCTACTTCTTATCTGAACGTTTTAAAAAAGGACCGTCAAAACCATTTGCTTTTAAAGTTTCTTCAACTTCATCAGCACGTTTGACAGTCATTTCTACCTCGTCATTTTTCTTTAACTTTTTGTCTAACTTTAAATCTTTATAAGGTTTAACAACTTTATATTTAGCCATTCATATCCCTCCTATTATGCTTGTGGTTCTGAACCTGTACCTAAGTCACCGGCAGTACCAGTGTATGTGATGAAACGACCAGCTTCTTCTACACCTTTTTTAACGTCGAAACGCATATAAGCTGCTAAGACTTGACCATAAATTTCATTTTCTACCCATTTAACTGACGCTTGTTTACGGTCTGCAAAGAATACTGCATAGTTTAAGTCACCGATAAATGCTTTTTTATCACCTTTCGCACCAAATAATTCATCTTTGATAATGAATACTGGACGTCCGAATAACACTGTACCTGTTGGGCTTGTAATGTCTTGTTTTAATAGGTATTGACCGTTTTTGTCTTTCAATGTATCTAACGCTTGATAGAATGATTGAGATACAACTAATGAAAGATTATATGCAGGATCAATATCCACATTGATGATAGCTTTGATGTCATCTAAGTTTGCAGTGTCTACCGCTTCAAATGATTTCATTACCTCAGCAATGTATTTGTTAGTTGTGTTCACTGCTTGACGTGCATTATTTTTAGCGATGATATTAGCTAAGTTAGCTTCTGAATCGTCTAATGCTTCTTGTGACACTGGAATTTGACCACGATAAGTTTTAACTTTGTAATCAATGTCAGTGAATTTAGGAGAAGCAAGTTCAGGGTTTTTAGCTAATTCTTCCACACTTACCATTGTTTCTTGTGCTGGATTTAAGATTGGATGTGATCCAGATGCTGTTGTTACTGGTTGAACATTAACGAATTTTTTCAAGTCTACGAATGTTTCTGGTAGTTCTTCTGGTTGATATTTAATATCTTCCGGAATAATTGGTTGTGCTTCTACAGATGTAACGTTGTCACGTTGCGCACCTTTTGATTTAACATAATTTAAAAACGCTTCTGTTTCTTCTGAAAACTTGTTGTCTTGATTACCTAAAATTTTTCTCGCCATAGAACGTTTGCCCCCTAGTTTCTTTTTCTTTTCTTCTTCTAATTCTTCTGGTGTTTTTTCTTCAACCGGTGTTTCCGGTTTTTCTTCCGGTACTTCCTTCTCGTCTGCTTTAGTTTCTTTGTCTTGTCCCGGTTGCTTTTCTACTTTTTTATCTTCCGCAGGTGATTCAGCGTCCGGTTTTTCGTTTTTTGCTTCTGTTTCTGTTTTTTCTTTTGGTGCTTCTGCATCACCACTGATTTTTTCTTCAGCAGATACAGAATCAACAATTTCCTTTTGCTCGTTATAAGTATCTTTTGCTTGTTGGATTTCTTCTTTCAACTTACGAGCAGTTTCTACATCACCGTTATTAACGGCCTTTTGTGCTTGGTCAATTAAGTCATTAATCGACTTCGCTTGTTCTTGTAAAGTAGCCATATAGGTATTGCCTCCTTATTAATTTGTTGAAAATTGGCATAAAAAATAGCCTACGAATCAATTCGTAAGCCTTCCAATTCAAACTCAATTTTCATTTTTTCCAGTTGTTTGTATTTGTCTAATCCTTTAGCTCTTTGGCCAACTGCAACCGTTGTTTCTTGATATGCTGGTATCGTTACAATACTTACTTCAATCAGTTCATCAATTTTGTTGATAGTTTGTACATATTCACCGTTAATGTTTGACCACGTACGAGCTGTATCATCATTAGGTGGTAAGGTAAAGAAAAAGCTACATTGATTAACATTACCAGCTTTGATATTTTCGTATATATCTTTAGCATATGATGTGTTTGGTAGATAGCATTTGAAATACAACCCTTTTTGATCTAGTGATAGCTCTAAAGTACCGGCTTGTGTTCTTCCTACAACTTGATTGAAATCATGATTGATTAAGCACTTAACATCCGATATATCCACTTCGCTTAGTGCGTTCGGATTTATAATTTCTTTAAACCCTCCTAAGTCGTCGCTCATTGTATCGAATATAATCGCATAACCTTCAACAACCATTTCTTGTTGCCCAGTATCAATTTCACTGTTCGGCATTCGGTTCACCCCCTTTTTGTAGGGAATCGATGTTCTTCTGAACCTTACTATTTTGATATGCTGCCAAGTCCTCTAGGTAAATACTGTTTAAGTCTGCTAAAGGTTTATCACCACCTTCAACTGGGTCTAAACCAAACTCTGCACGAGCTTCGTTTAACATCATAATTTTCTTCTGGAACAATTGCGTTACACGTTCCAACTTAATTTGTGGGTCACTATCAATTAACCGTGACACATCATAATCAAGCGATACTTCGTATGGTGCTTGTGCGAATAGCTTTTCTTCTATTTCTGCATTCATCATAGAAAAGATCGGATATAAAGTGTTTCTGTAATACTCAATACCAGAATCTTTAAGCGATGTATTCACCGTTTCGATACCTAGTTTTGATAAAGGTAATCCGAACGCTTTAGCAACCTGTTGCGTACTAAATTTGTAACTGTTTAAGAAGTTCAATACTTCGGTAGGTACTTGCAGACGTTCAAACTTCATTGTGTCATCTAAGGCAATAAATCCACCGTTATTACTTAATTGACTATCAGCGAAGTTGCGTTTCATTTCTGCTAATTCTTCTTCGTTAAAACGACCTTCTTCATACGTTAATATAGAGGTTGATGTACCACCGTTTTTAAAGAAGTCATCTAAGAAACGTTTACTACCCATCGATATACCAATCTCATTAGCGAGAGAGAATAGTGGGCTGTAACCATTGAAACCATCTAGCGAGAACATTCTAAAATGCAACACATCTTCCACATCTAATTGAACATGACCATCTAATTCATCAATGTAGTGATATTTAATGTGGTCATCTACTTGTTGGATAGATGTTGCACTATTCTGCATGTGGTATAACTCAATAGGTTCCCCTTTATCATCACGCACAATTTCAATGTACGAGTTGCCATTTAAAAGCATATTAGCAACAATAATGTATTTGAAGTGCCATGCGTCTAAATATGGATTAGGTCGCTTATTCAATAGTTTAAGTATCTTCTTATCAGCGTCTAAATAACTATCACGATCATTAAACTTAATACTGGTCGACGCAATATCTTTAGAAATAATATCAATAGCCGTAAATACATCACTATTTTTAAGCGATTGTATGCCCGACCACGCTATTCCACCAACGCCACCAACTTCGGTTAGCATTCGTAACGTGTTTTTATCCACAGATACGTTATTACTACGTTTGAAACCGTTAAAATTAAATACTCCCATTATCTATTTCCACCTCCCTTCTGGAATGGTTGGTCAATAGTCATGGCCAATCCTGTTAATAACAGGCCACCTATAATAAAACCTAGAGGCTGCCACGCTAAATAAGCACCATAAGCGATTGATACAACGCCTATAAGTACAAATAGGATAACTAATATGTCTTTGGTTAATTTCACGCATACACCCCCTTAAATGAGTTAGTGATAGTTTAGATTATTGTTACTTCTGCATTAGCTAAAACAATTACTTCATAACCATAAATATTTTTTATATCTTCTTGAGATCGTTCTAATTCTTCTGTTCCAATTATGTGTGAATCATAACTTAAAATAACTACACCATTAATTTTGTCTATAATTATATTTATATATTTATCCATAATTTAACTCCCCTTAAATGAACACTGGTAATGCCCGTTTTTTCTCCCATACATGTTCGCTTGCTATTACATAAGCAAATATTGTGGCCATGAGTGGGTCTATTTTTTCTCTGTTCATTTTCTTTTCAATCATCACTGCATCATTTACATTCTTAGCAACTGCATTTTTTACTGCAATGTCTAACAACGGATTTTTATGATGTTTGATTTCTTCGTTAATAACTTTGAATCTAAAATCGATATTCGGATTAGACAATGTTTGCTGTCCTTGTCTTATTTCGATTAAATCAAAGCGCCAATTTCTTTTTTCAATTTCTGGTAAGTAAGTGTGGATAGCATAAGGGTCATAACAAATAGCTTGTACATCTAAATTGTTACCTCTAACATAGTTTTCGATATAATCTAATACTTGTACTGGATTTATAAGTCCTGTACGCAAGTTTGTGATTGTGCAATAGCCTTGTTGTTCTATTTGTCGGTAATCAATCAAATCACGCTCTATTTTACCTTGCAGGCCACCTTTAGTAGCCACAAATGAATGTGAAGTGACATAATATTTTTTGTTAGGTTCGTCTAGATGTATAAACGATACTGCTGTTAAATCATCTGCACGTGATAAATCTAGTCCAACGTATGTTTTTGTACCTTTGATATTGAATTCTGTTTCGTTTTTCTTCCAATCATCAAAGTTTAAGTAACTTTCTTCGCTTGCTTGCATCCAATAATTGAAGTTTTTAACTAACACTTTAAACATTGTGCCTTTTTGTACTGCTTCGTCGACACGTTTTTGCAAGAATGTTTCTATTTGTTCCTTTAACTCGTCTGATTCGTTAATTAACGGATTAGATTTTGCCCACATTGAACGATCTTGCCATTCATCTTCACTGTCTTGTTCATAAATAACTGCGAAATATTCTTCATCTTCGTACGTTTCTTCCAATATTTCTTTTGCATATGGCCATTCATCTGTATACATTGGTGCATTAAGGTTGAAACCAGCAGTAGAGATAATAAATATCATCGATTGAAGCAAGTTACCTTGCCCAGATTGGATAAGTTCTATCATTTCATTCGTTTTCGCTGCATGATATTCATCAATAACTGCCAAGAATGGTTCAAAACCATCAACTGCACCTGTATCACGAGAAAGAGGCATAACATACGAGCCATCTTTTAAGTTTTGCAATAACTCACGCACTTTTTTGACATCTTTTTTTATTTCTGGCACCTGCGATACAAAATACATTAGTTGTTTGGCAACCATGTTAAAAACAATACTAGCTTGTTTCTTGTCATTTGCAGCAGTAAATAATTGGCGACCTTCTTTTGGCTCGTTATCGAATAAGAACGAATAAAGGACAAGCCCTGATACTAAAAGCGACTTGCCTCCTTTTCTCGCTAACGATATAAATGCTTTTTTGTATCTTAAATAGTCATCTTCCGTAAACCAACCACGAACATTGGCCACAATAAACTTTTGAAACAACGCTAACTTATGAAACTTACCTTTTGTGTCAGGCAAAGATTCCATAAATTTGATTACCTTTTTAGCACGCTTAGGTTTGTACACATAAGGAAAGTCGTCATCTTCGATACTTCGTTTAATATCTTTTAAATGACGCACACACGCAAGCCTAGTGTCCTTACAAGTGGTAAATGTACCAGATAACACCATAACGCAATATTTATACGCATCATCTTTGTATTCATCCGGTATATCAAGTAATTCTTCATATTCTTTTGCAATTTTTACGCTAGTCATCGTCATCAACACCGAATTCATCGTATACAGACTTGCGTACTTGGTTTTCACTAGGTACAACTAACTTCATACGTGAATCAATTGTCATTCCTAACGACCCGCACAACGTTTTTAACTCTTTCAAACCGTCCATATAGTTAAAATATTGTGGCGTGCGTTTCGTACCTTCTTCGTTTATTGAGCCAAAAGTAATGATATGTTGATATGCTTCATCTGTTAAAGCTACTAATTGACAGTAACGCTTAATTCTATCGTAATCTAACTCTGCAATAGGCAATTGTTGTAATAAAGGCACAACACGTTGCCATTCTTTTTTGCCATCTTCTGTTAGATCGTCTGGAATGTTCTCAACGTTAATTTTGTCGAATTGTTCTAATCCATTTTCACGTAATTCTTGTTGTTCCAATTCTTCTTTATTATGATTTCCAACTTTAGCTGCGTTTAGTTTTCTTGGTCTAGCCATTTTTACACCTCCAATTGCCTAAACAGGCATGATTTCGATTTATAGTTTCTAGAATTTGGTTACAAAAGAGTATCGACCGATTACATTAATTGTGCAAAACATAACCCGTTGATTGACCCACCCCTTTTAAATATTATATTTTATTTTTATATAATACCTAGCGTATTTTATGTTCTATCCGGTTATGACATGCCGTGCATACAGTAACCAGATTGTTCATATCTAATCTTCGTTTCCAATCATCTTTCAACTCAACAATATGATGAACCATAAGACGTTTATCATTCACAATACCTTGCTTCAAACACTCTTGGCACAGATACTTATCACGCAATAGCACTCTCTTACGTTTAGAGCGCCACTGTGACGATTGGTAGAACTCTGTATACTTACTATCCTTACCATAACGAACGCTTGCATTGTACCTCTTACTGTTCCGTTTGCGTTCCTCGTGTAATTGGTCTTGTGTTAACGTCTTGTTGCCAATACGAACCTTTGGTTCCATGAATGACAATCAATCAACTTCTTTCATTTGATATTTATTTAATTTTTTTATTTTTAATCCAAATGCGATATTATCAAATACAGTCAAATGCGGAAATAAAGCATAATCTTGAAAAACAGTATTTACTTTTCTCTTATTAGCAGGAACTTGATTAATCGATTTTCCTTGATAAACGATTTGTCCATGATCAACTTGTTCAAAGCCTGCAATCAATTTCAGAATTGTAGTTTTCCCACAACCAGAAGGGCCTAATAATGTGTAAAAATGTCCAGACTCAATATTCAAATCTATATTATCTAATATTTGTGTTCCATCATAAGCTTTACTTACTGATTGGAATGTCAATAAAGGGTTCAT